CGGTCCTTGGCAGACAATTAATTACTCTGTGCCTGCTATTGACTTACAACCAAACGTATTAGCTGCAATCGAGAATATGTTTCTCGATAATGCAGGATCGTTGAATACTAGGCGGGGTACTGCTAAATATATCTCTGGAGCACTTAGTGGTACTCCGTCTATAGTAGGTGTAGGAAAACAAAGGTTCAGCGCATCGTCTAGTGCGGTGTTTGTAATTGCTGGTGATAAGTTCTTTGAGGATGTTAGTGGAACATGGACTGATCGTACAGCGTCGATCTCGATCACGGATCATGTAGATAAGTACTGGATGACTACTAATGCTGGAGGTACCTTAGTCGGAACTAATGGTATTGGAAATAATGCTCCAATAAAGTGGACAGCAGCAGCAGGTAATATAGCCGCAGCCGGAATGGGATCTTCAAGTGTTACTTCTGCGGATTTGCCTATATTCTGGGATAATAGACTTTGGTATGTGTCTACGAACCAAGGTGAGCGATTGGCTCATTACTCATCGACTACTGATATTGAGTCTTTTGGTGCAAATGATTATTATATAACTGACGAAAAGATCACTGGTGCTGCGCCTGTTAAGAGTTTCTTAGGATTGCATAACGAAAATGGCATCTACGGTTTGTTCCCAACTGGTAATGCAGACATACCTTATAGTATTCAACGCCGTGCAGACAGAGGGACGATCGCTAGACGTAGTGTTATAACTGATGAATTTGGTAATCAGTTGTTTATGCGCCGTGATGGAATATATGAATGGGGTGGATCTGAGCCGCCTGTAAAGGTATCTGGGAATTTCGATGGTTCAGAGTTCTGGGATAACTTAAACAAAGATAGGTTAATTCATAGTTTTGCTCATTTGGTTACTTCCGATGACCAGATTTGGTTCTGGGTACCTTATGGGGCGAATCAGCAGTATATGAATTATGCGTTGATCTGGAACTATAAGCTCCGTCAATGGGTAGGGGTGTATACTGGAAATACACGTGTTTCAGGAGCTTATTTTGATGATCTTCCGCATCTAGGAGGTTACGATGATGGATTGCTATTTAAACATAATACTGGTACTAATGATAATACCTCAGCATTTACTGTAAAAGCAACTACCGCAGCTACTCCACCTATTAGTATTGCTACGAGAGTACGGTGGTTGTATGCTCGGCATGAGTTCAATGCTGCTGATGTGTCGTATAATACTTCGGTATTTCAGACTGGTCCTGGGATTATTACTAAGTCGGATATATTTGATGTAGGTGATCCTACGGATGCGCTGGTAACAGAGTTTATTATTGGTGTTTCTGCAATTCGATCGTCAACTACGGCTTTTGTAAATGACACAGATCTGCATGGTTATAGCCCTGTGTCGCAGATAAGATATGAGAATAGTTCCTTAGATCAGCCTATTACTGTTCGTCGTTCTATGCTGATGTACAAGCCTATTGGACCTGAAACAGTTAGAAAACTGGGAGTACACTAATGGCTATAGGAAGTTTCAGAGGACAGTTAGAAGGTGCTATATCTAAGCGTCTTACTGCTGATCCATATGAGAAACGTCAACAAGCTGCTCAGGCTGACTATCAAGCACAGGCCGAGAAGGCGCGTCAGGATCTATCAGAGCGTCTAAATAGACTTGGTGTGTTGCGAGGGAGTGGGAAAACTGCTAGTCAGTTTGGGGAGTTTGAGTCTGGGGTACTTCGAGGGCAGCAGGCTATAGGAGCACAGTTTGAGGCTCAGCGTGATGCCGGTGTAAGTCAGGCCATACAGCAGGGCATAGGGATGTATGGCACAACGGGTCAGATGGGAATTGCAGGCAGGCAGCAGTCTGAAGCTGAACGTATGGGCCGATTCTCTCGTGATTTGGGCACTAGGCAGTATTTGTCCCAGGATGCTTTGAATCGTGATAGGCAGCGTGAAGCTGAAAGAGCTGCACAAGTCCAGGAAGGTTTTCAACGTGCTGGTATAGTAGGGCAGTATGATGGACAGCGTACTGTTGATCAGCAGAGACAGGATCTATCTTATAGGCTAGGCTTAGCTCAGACATTTGGTACTGATCTTGGCGGTGATGATGTAACACGACAAACTGAAGCTCGTGCACAACGTAAGCAGCAAGAGTTATATCAACACGCAGGGCTTATGGGAGAGTGGGCAGGAGATCGGACACTAGCAGCTCAACAGTTGTATGGGACGAAACATGCTGCTAGAGGTGCTGCACAGACTATGCAGCAGCAAGAATTAGATCTTCGTCGTGGGGAATTGTTAGGTGAGGTTGGGCCTACGGGCCGAGTAGGTGAGGATCGTCAACGGACCTTAGCCGCACAACTGGCTTTAGGGGAAATTGGCAGTCAAGATACTCTAGCCCGTGATGCTCTTCAGCAAGAAGCTCTACAGGCTTCTATGGAACGTGGGTTGCGTAGGACTGAAGGCCTGGCAGAGCGTAATTTACGGAGTAGTCAAGCTAGTCTAGATCGGCGAGCAGCTAGTGATATGCAAGCTGCTCAGTTTGGAGAGGCTGCTCTAGAACGTGAAGCTCGTGCGACTGAGGCAGGCCTTGGGCGAGATTTAGCTCGTGAAGAGTTGATGGGATTTAGGGAAATTGATGGACGTAGAGAACAGACTTTAGCTGCTAGAGAGGCAGGCGCTCAGAGGCGCTTAACTGAGGCTGAGGGAAGACGTGAACGGGAATCTCGGGAAGGTATGCAACAAGCTCAGTTTGGCCAGGAAACTTCACAAGCTGCGCTTGCTAGAACTTTAGCCCGTGAAGAGTTGTACGGGTCTGCGAATCCTATGGAATGGGACCGTACGCTAGCATCTACAGGTCAAAGAGCGCAAATAGCAGCTGAAAGGCGTAGACTCGATGAGATGGAAACGGCTGGGCTATCACAGCGTCAGATTGCTCTCGCTCAGCAGGCAGAGATAGAACGTTCGGCTTTAGTTCGTGAAGGCTTCGAAGGTCGTAGAGTTGGAGTTACTGAGGCGGCACGTAGAGATCAGGTTGCTCAAGAACGTCGTCGTATGGCCCTTGCTGAGCAAGAAATGTATGGAGGCGCAGAAGAGATATCGCTAGATACATTAAATATCGATCCTGGACTTGAAATGGCTGTGGGTCGAGATACTGCAATTCGGCAGGCATTACAGCAGCAACTAGGACGTGAACCTTCGCAAGATGAATTAGCAGCTGTCACAGGTGGACGTTCTATCAGGGGTCGTGAAACTTTAGCAGCTCGCGAATCTCGGGTAGGTCGAGAATTTACGGGAGAACAAGCAGAATTAGACCGAGCACTTACTAAAGGCGAAGCTGCGTTAGACCGAGAATTGACCACGGATCAAGCTCGATTGCAACGTGCTTTATCCCGCGAAGAACTATATGGTGGTGTTGACGTAGATCCTCGCCGAGGTACGCTTGCTGCAAGAGAGGCTGATGCAGCGCGAAGGTTTGCGCGTGGTGAATCTGCGCTTGAACGTGAACAACGCGGAACGTTGGCATCACAAGAACGTGCATTACGAGGGAGGCTAAGCGCTGCTGAGATAGGATCTAGGGAAAAATTGGCAGAAGGTGAAATAACTTCACGAGAAGAACAAGCTGCTTTAGATCGTACTTTAGCCCGTGAAGGTACTACTGAGCAATCACGACTTCAGGAAATTAATCTATACGGTCGTGAGTTGAGCGAAGCTGAACGTGGCATGATAGCATCGGGACGTGGGGGCCCGAGTACAGTAGCTGCTAAAGAACTTGCTCAACGAGGCGAGCAATTTGGGCAAGAACTAACTTCACGCGAAGACATGGCCGCCCAAGAGCGTGCTTTGCGTGGGCGTTTAAGTGCTGCTGAAATAGGATCTCGAGAAGGTTTAGCAGCAAGGGATATTACTTCTCGAGAAGATCAGAATAGACTTCAGCGTGCGTTGGCTAGGGAAGAATTATATGGAGGAGTTGATGTAGACCCACGTCGAGGAACCCTCGCTTCGCGGCACGCCGATCGAGCCGCAGGATTTGAACGTGAGCGTTTAGGTTACGAGGGAGAACGTATTGGATTAGCACGTGACGCTGGAGAACGTGAAGCGTTTCGTAATCAGCTTGCCGAAGAAGAACTTTATGGAACGAGTCAACGTAGAGGTGATACATTTGCATCACGAGAGGCTAGACAAAGTAGAACCGAACGTCAAGATCGTTATGCCCTAGAAGATCAGCGTTATGATGCTGCTACAGCACTTGAAGCAGAACGATACGACACTTCAAGGCAAGATTATGAGACTGATCGTCGTATGCGTGATGAAGATCGTGAATGGCAACGTCAAATGGATGTGTTTGGAGCCCGAAGGGCGCAAGAAGCTGTTGGAGGTAGATTTAGTATTAGTGAAGAAGATTTTTTAGCTCGTAGTTTAGATCCTAATTATAAAGCCCCAACGGCAGAAGGGTGGGAGCAACGTAATCCTGCACCTGAACGTTTAGATTTTCCTGAAGGAGATGCGGGAGTAGCTGAGTGGAGAAAAGCGACACGTGAATGGCAAAATGTAAAAAATCAGCGAGAAGCTTATGATGTGCATGAGCGCTTTACGGCTACTGATGATCCATATGCTACTCCTGCACAAACAAGGGATAACTGGCTGAGGGATAATCCAAAGCCCCCAGAGCCCCTTACTACCAATCTATCTGAAGATTTAATTCGTTATAATGCATGGGTTAATCAATATTCAACAATTTTTCCTAATGAACCTATCCCTTCGGATTGGGATTAATTTAACATACCAAGCCCATTAATTCACATTGTGAAGGAATAAATCTATGGCTCCTCCAGTTTGGCTACCGTTTGCACTTCAAGCAGGTAGCATGGTTTCTTCGGGAATTGGCAATTATCTCGAAGGGAGAAACCAAGAAAAGTACTATAATCGCGTTACTAAGATGCAGCAAGAGGCTCAGCGTAGGCGGAGAGGGGCTGAGCGTAAAGCTGGCATGGCCAATATTTTCTTTGGGCTTGGTGGA